GTATACGAAGTATCACCAGATGTCTGGTCATGTTGTAAGCAGTGATTTTATCGGTATTCAAGCTGAAACTATTTTGGCGAGTCTTAGGGAACAGCCAGGGCATAAGCCTATTTGTTTGGAGAAGTTGCTCAGTGAAGAAGAGGGCATACCGATAGAGCTGGGCGAATTATTCAGCGGAATCGTTAATAGGCTTAACGGTCTTGGCGTAGATGAAACAGCTTTTTTATCAGAGCAATCCGAAGACAAAAGCCAAACCAGATCCTCACAGACTTTCGCCTCTGTAAAGAATTCGGCTGGACACCAAACCAGCTTGCAAAACAGCCAGCCAAAACCATCCAACAATTCATCATGATTCTAAATGAAATGGACAAACAAGCGGAGGAAGAACGGCAAAAAGTTGAGAGGGAAACGAAATGGCGGTCGAGGTAACATGTGAAGTGGAAGGTGTTGAGGAGTTTAAGGCTGCCGTGGAAAGGTTTGATTCTGGAATGCAGAGGCATGTGCATGGGCAGTTGGCAAGTTGGGCTAAAGAAGTTAAAACCTTGGCCAAGCAGCTTGTTCCAGTCAGAACAGGCTATTTACGGAGTTCAATTTATGCGAAAATCAGTGGATGGGTTGCTGAAATAGGGGCTGAAGCAACTTACGCCTTGCTTGTTGAGTTTGGCACTAGTCGCATGCGTGCTCAACCCTATCTTTATCCGTCGATTCAGGAGTATCTGCCACGACTTGAACAGATAATTTGCGAAGCTATTGACGCGGCTAAAGCGGAGGCTGGTTTGACATGAGTTTCCGTGAAATAGCTGTAACTATAAGGGCGGTTAATCGGGCTAGTCACGAGTTTACGAGAGTTCAAACTGATGTTGAAGCCTTATCAGTGCGGATTAAAAGTTTAGGCGCTGCCATTGCTGGTTTTGGAGCAACTGGCACCGCTATTGGATATGTGGCTCATCAATTTGGCTTGTTGAATGATGAACAGGCTAGAGTTTTCAATTCAGCCATGTTGGTTGTTAGTGTTATGGGTATGTTTATGCGGACAAGTTGGGGCGTAGCCATAGCACAGAAGGCTTATGCTGTTGCTTGCTGGGTTGCAACCACTGCCCAAAACGCTTTAAACATCAGCTATGCAACTTTTCTGGCTTTAACAGGCGTCGGCGTCGCTGTGATTATCGCTGCGGCGGCTGCCATGTGGAGTTTCGCAAGTAGCATGAACTCTGCAACTGCCTCAGTTCAAGATTTCAACGATGCAACAGCGGAAATGCCTACTAATACTCGTAGTATTCATCGTGCAGGCGAGTCGGATTTCTATCGCCAAGGAGTTGAGGGCACGCCATGAGCATTGACATCCCGAATCTTGCCGTGGTCTTGGGTTCCGTAACGCCGCCTCAAGGCGACATAGTTGATGCTAGGGTCTACTTAGGCGCCACGAAAGAGGTTAGCAGTTGGGAATTGCTTCTGCAGAATTGGGACAAGAAATACAGTCCAGGCGGGACTTATCCGATTAACGTTGGCAGTGATGGCCACATTGATATTGGTCGTGGAGCGAATTGTCCGCAGATTATTACTACGAGGACTGAAAGCGTCAAGTATGAATCGAGTCCTCATGAGGATTATCTTCGGTTGAGCGGTCGGTGTTGGGGTGAGAAACTATTTCGCCGTGTTGTTACGAAGACGTATTCAAATCAGAAGGGTGAAACTATTGTTAAGGACTTGCTTGACAGTTTTGCGGGTTTGAGCCATATTAGAGACTCCACTGAACTTGTGGAAGACACGGATACTACGTACACGAGGTTGGAATACGAAAGTACGCCTGTCTGGGATATTCTCAAATATATCGCTGAAAGCGCGGATAAGGCTGGTGTGATAGGTTTTGATTTTCGTGTAGCCCCAGACGGCAGATTCGAGTTTTTCCCAAGGAACAGCAAAATTTCGTCAGTGAGTCTCGCCGAGAAAATCGAAGCCAGCGAGTACCGCAAAGACATTCACTGCGTAAGAAACAAAATCTCGGTTTACGGAGTTGCTGACAAAAGTGCTCCTTCAGACAAGGATGCGTGGACTGAAAGCCTAACACCCGATGATGGTGATTGGTATGCAGTCTCTGGAACAATAAGTTTTGATACAGCAACGAAGAAGAAGGGAACTGGAAGCATCAAAACCTACGCTGAAAACCTTTACTATGCATCTTGCAGACTTGTATTAGACAGCGGCAAAGAGATTAACACAAACCTCTATCCTGCCTTGAATTTTTGGATTAGACGTGAAAGTGATTTTAACGGTAACATAAACTTGGCCTTATACGACGTCGCAGACAAGAACGCTTCCCACATGTTTAACATAGGCGCAGAAGAATGGTTTCAAATATGCTTCAAAGTTGGGGTTCAAAACGCCGACGCTTGGGATGTTGAAAGCGGTTTTGACTGGACGCAAATAAAGGAGATTCGTTTTGACTGCTGGTTTACAGGCACTGGCACAGGCAGCTTCTGGGTTGATGACTTATTCTTCGGCGAATGCCGCTACAGTTCAACACAAGAGGATGCTGCAAGCCAAACAAACTATGGATTAAGGGAGCTTGTTGAAGTTGATGAGGAGCTCTACAGCGACAACGAATGCATGTTAAGGGCTAGGGCTTCACTCGCCAATTTAAAAGACCCTGCAGAATATCTCACGATAAAAAGCACCGTCATAGACTATGGCACTACTCCTCTCTTGCCAGGTGACAAGATTCATGTGACTTTGCCAAACGAGAATGTGGACGCTGATTTTCGCATTTTAAACGTTGAGTATCACGTTGATGCGAAGACACAGACGCTTGAAATAACTTTGGAGCTTGGACGTGAACAGCCTTTGTTGGCTGACTACCTGTGTGCTTTGCGCAGTAAAACAGACCATTTGAGTAGGCATAAAATTGCGAGGATGATTTAATGGCTGTTGCTTATGGAAGATACGAGGAATCATTCAAAGCCATCCACAGCGCCTTGTTTGATATTATGGCTCCATCCAGTGGCAAGAGAGTAACGAAGCTGGCTCTCACGTGGAACCCAAATGGAACGCTTGCTACATTGAAAGCCTTTGATGGAGAGCAGTTGCTGTTCACGTTAACATTCTCATGGAACGATGAAGGCACTTTGAAGGAGGTAAGCCGGGTTGATGCTTGACAAAGCCTTGGTGATACGTGACGACAAAAACAAATTCAAAGATTTAGGCGATGTTTTAGCCATAGCCCGTTCTGAAGGCAAAAAGCTTTTCAAAACTCATGAGAACGTTTTTGTTGTGCGGCTGTTTTTTGACGTTGAGGTTGGCTGGATAGCGGTTGTTCGCTGTTCATTAGCGGATGCTGGTTGTTCAAAAGCGCTGGTTGTAAGCAAGGGAAGAAAATGAAATGGAATGAAAATAAAAGAAAATGTTAGGTTTAAAACGGAGTGGAGAATAGACAAGTTCAAAGACTCTAAAGGCATCATCGCTAAGGCTCTAAATGGAGGCATCAGTGTCGAAGAAGCAGTTGTTCAAGCGGATGAAAATTTTTTTGGTTCTGAAATCTTTGAAGGAAATCTGGGACTAAACGAGGGATTGCAGGAGCTCATTGACATTATCTGCGGTTTAAGTTCGCCTACGAAGTGGGATGCCTCAAACGCTAGGCTCGGTGTTGGTGATGGCACTGCAGCCGAAAGTGCGACGCAGACAGGCTTGCAGGGAACAAATAAAACTTTTAAAGTGATGGATTCAGGCTATCCAAATCGCAGTAGCCAAACTGCTGAGTGGCGTGCAACTTTTGGTTCTGCTGAAGGCAACCATGCTTGGGAAGAGTTCACAGTTGTTAATGCTGCTGATGACACGGGTAAAAACTTGAATAGGAAAACTGCGTCAAAGGGCACGAAGGCTTCTGGGGAAACTTGGACGCTTAGCCTCAAAATAACATTCAGTTAGGCGGACTACATGAACATCCCCTATTGGCTTCTGCGTTTGCTTCCAGTGTGGGATTACATTTGTCCAAAATGTAAGCGAGAAGTGCCCAAAAACAGTTATGAATGTCCTTATTGCGGTGAAAATTATGGAATCCCATTGCGAGTTCCGCCTAAAGTTTTGAAAGATGCTAAAGCCTTAGAAGACTACGTTCATAAACACGTTTTTCCACGGATTTCAGCAGAACAGAGGGCTTATTTAACAAAGTTTTTTACGCAACTTTTCAGTGATGGTTTTGAAAGTGGCGATTATTCTGCGTGGACAGGTTATGGGCAAAGTGGTTCATCTACTGTTGGAGTGTCGGGAGATTGGGCGCATCATGGAACGAAAAGTAGCAAACACGTTTTTGCGCAGTTTAACGATGAGTCTTACGCGTATAAAACGATAACAAGTTCAAACATTGTTTTTATGCGAATATATCTTAAGGTTACTGCTTGGACGGGTTACAGTTCTAACCGTTACGTAGCGGTTATGGAAGGTAACGGGCAATATTTCTGTGATTTTGTGCTTGCGTTAAAGGATACCGATAGGAAATTGTATTTGATGTATAGAACTACGTCGCTTTTGAGTGCTGCAAGCACTACGGCGCTTGCTTTGAACACGGTTTATTGTTTGGAAATGGAATATGATAGGACAAATGGCGAGGTTAGAGTTTATCTTGATGGAAGCGAAGTTACAGATTTGACGTTTACAGGTTTGTCGTTGAGTGAGGCTCTTACGAGAGTCAGTGTTGGAAAAGACTCTTATGGTTATGGTGGAACAGAAACAAACTGCACTTATTACGTTGACTGTGTTGTTGTTGCTGACGCTTACATTGGACCAGAAGCAGTTGCGGTTTTGAAGGAGGTTGTGGATTCTTTGGGCTTAGACGATGGGGTTTTGCGTGGTAGGGCTTTAGCGGTTTCTGATGGTGTTGGGCTTGCTGATGTTTCGTTGAGGGATCGTGGTTTGCAAGTTAGCGATTCAGTGGCGTTTTTGGATGGTGTTTTGGCTGACAAATCCTTTTCTGTTTTTGATTCTGTAAGTCTTGGTGAATTGGTGGATGTTGTAACGGAGATAGTTAAGTGTGTGAGTGATAGCGTAAGCGTTTTGGACGGTGTGGGTTTGGGTAAGGCGTTGTTGGTTGGGGATGGGGTTGGTTTGGGTGATGGTGTTTTTGTTGG